GACGCGAACAGACCTACGAAGCAGGGGGTAGGGGGTAATAGATTTCTTACCCCGGGGTGCTAGTGTGGCGCCGATCGACGTGGCGTAGGATCGAGGAGATCCGCATGGAGTTCACTTCGTCCTCAGGGCGCATGAACCGGGACGGCTCAAGGCCTAGCCGCCGGAGGAGCTTACGACATCTCAGGGACACAGCGGCGCGTGACATCTTATGACGCTTGGCTAGGACGGTCATCTTGGGTGGCTTGCCTTCACCTACCACGATGCGGATGATGTCGGCATGTAGGCGCATGGCCGGGTCAGTAGACTCGTCCAGCCCTTCAAGCAGGAAGTGAAGCGTGGCCCTGAGGCGTAGTGAGGCGAGATCCAGCTCGGCAAGGCGAGGATCTTGGAGCGCGCCGTCAGACTCATTGGCCTCGACCTCGGAGACGGTAGGGTTGGTTTGATCCCGGCCTAGGGCGAAAGACCCTAGGCGCATGGCAACCCGGTTGAAGGACTCCTGCTCGTTGCGCTGGAAGTCGAAGTGGTTGCCGTTAAGTCGAGATCTGCTTTCCAAAGCTTCCCCGTCCTGCGGTGCGTCAGCCCGGAAAGCTCCAGAGGCGACTAGTGCCTTACGCTCCTGCTCGGAGAGACGACGCCACCAGCTGGTGTATTCCTTGGAAATTGACCTTGCGGTTGTCAAGCACCTCCATTGGGAGGCGTTTCTTTTCTTAGGCAAGTGTCGATTTGCATGTCTTGCTTCGTCTGGTTGACCCAGATCTTCCGTACCGGGTCATAGGCGATAAGGCCTAGGCGACGGAGTTTGACCTTCATAGATCTCGGCTTGAACCCAAACTCTACGGCGCGCAATAGACACCTGTCCTTCAGTTCCGGGTTGGTTAGGGTGTCCGGCCAGCCTTGGACGTAGGCGGCGAGCTTCTGGTTCCTCTGGCGGTAGGTGTTTTGAGCGGCCTCGGTAGCCTTGAGCCGGGTCTTCTCCATCCCCTCCGGGTTCTCCCTCCATAGACGCTTCCAGAGCTGGAGGGTACGGATCCGGCGGCTGGGTCGGTAGGCGGTCATCTTGGGTGGTAAGTCTGGGGGGCGAGCGCGCACCTAGGGTGCAAGCGAATGCCCCTAATACTCTGTAAGAGTATTACGGTGTATGTCCCACCTCAAACCGGGAGGGAGATCCGGGCGGTGAACCATTCTGGGGCTGGTCTGGCGCGCTCCCATTTGGCTATGGGTGCCTTGTCGGTGGCGTAATATGTCCGATAGGCCTCGACCGGGTCTGGGCCGTGGTAGGCCTCGGGCATACAGAGGGGTGGGGGCGTAAAGGCCTTTGGCTGGGCTGTGGAGGCCTTTTGGGTGAGAAGGGGCAGGATCTCCCCGGACTTGTGCTGGCGACCGTAGCGGAAGGTGTATTCGGCGAGGAGAGCTTTGAAGTGGCGCATGACCCACGGGATGTTATCTGCCGCCCAGATGACTGAGGGGTGGCGCGCATGGGTGGGGCGGTATGGGCCACCTAGGACGGTGGAGAGGATCTGGGCGGTTTCGAGGGTCATCTTGACGACGTGCTTGTCGCAGAGCATCCGGGCGGCGACCTCGGGATCTTCGTGGACGTAGAAGATGTTCATCGGATTAGAAACCCGGCTGACGGGTAGCGGAGCGCAGGATGCGCTTGTACCAGCTTTTCTTGACGCCGATGACCTGACCGTCTTGGACGAGGATCTGTGACTTGGGGAACCAATGTTCGTGAGAGACGAGGACGGCCTTCTCGGTTTCCTTGGTGACTTCCCACCCGGTCTGAAGGCTGGAGAAGTAGGTGGGGAAGAACCCGGGATGCGCGGCGGTGAAGGCCTTGGCGTAATCGTCGGAGTGAGAGAAGTCGGAGGGTTTCATTTGTGGTGGGTGGTTTGTGGTGCAAAGCCAATAGATAGTGACCCCGGGGTGCTGTAAAGCGTTTGTTTCAGTTTACAAACCGACCCCTTTTGAGGCCTTTTGTAACCTCGGGAGGGGTAGGCCTAGGGTCTACCAGCTCCGTGGCTTCTGGGGGGCTTTTGGAGGGGTTGCCGAGGCCTCCCCGGGCTGACCCTCCCCGGGGAAAGCGTATTCCCAGCGGATCTCCCCTTTGGCTCGGGCGTGTCGGATAGAGATCTCCCCGGCGAAGTCCCCGGAGACGTCCTTGAGTCCGGCGCGCCCACGACGCTTGGTCAGGCCGAACTTGAAAATCGGCTCATCCCCTTGTTGCCGGACAAGCACCGCCACCTCTCGGAAGTAATTGACGAACTCGGAACTGCCAGCTCCCGAATAGGCGAGGTCGGCGATGGTCTGACCCTCCTTGTCTTTCGCGGCGCGTGGCTTGGTGGTGTGGTGCATGGCGATCAGGACGGCGCCCGTCTCGACGAGGATGCGGTTGAGATCGTGGCGGAGAAACCGGGACGCCTGTTCTTGGTCGGCGATGTCGATCCCGGCGAAGGACAGGAGAGGATCGACGAAGATGAGGTCGGCTCGGTGCGTGGTGATTAGATCCCGGAGCATCCCGGGGAAAGCTTCCCCTACGGAGTTGGCGTCGCGGAAGATCGCGAGGTTGTCATCGAGGGTCACGCGCTCGTCCGGCCAGAGTTGCGCGCCAGCTACGACATCTTGGTAGGCCTCGGCGACATCCCCGAAGTCATTCTCGGCTTGGACGATGACGATACGGAGGGGACGCTTGGCCTTGATCCCGAAGAAGTCCTTACGACCTCCGACTGCCCAATGGACGGCGGCTTGCATCATCAGGGATGACTTCCCTACCCCGGCTTGGGAGACGATCAGGGCTGAGCCACCCTTACAGAGCCAGCGGTTGCCTAGGACGGTGTTAGGGTCGTTGGTGCGGTCGAAGGCGAGGAGAGCGTCCGCTTCCATCTTGGCTGGCGCGCCGGACTTAGCTCCCCGGCCTTGCGCGGCCTTGAGAGATCCTTCCGTGAAGGCCAAGAGGGTGTCCGGGTCGGTCGCCGGATCTGCGGCCAGCTCGGCGGTCTTCTTGGCGACGGAGGCGATGAGCCGGAGCGCGGACTGCTTCTGAAGCTCCGAAGCCCAAGCCGGGTTGAAGGGAGAAAAGCCGACCGTGGAAGTCAGCTCGGAAATGTAGAACGCCTCGACGGTGGACTTACGCTCTCGCAAGCGCATGGTGACCGTAAGCTCGTCTGCGGAGATCCCCTCGTCTGCTAGGGTGAGGATCGCGGAGGCGACGTCTTGGTGCTTCGGTTCAAGGAAGTCCGAAGGGATCAGGCCGGGAGGGAAGGGGAGAGAGTCTCTCAACAGCACACCGAGCAAGTGGCGCTCGATGTCTGTCTGGTTGTGGTTGGGCATGGATTTGTGGGGAGAGTGGGGGCCGAGACAAACTAAGTTCGGCGTCGGTGTCTAATCTTATCTGGTGGGCCGAAGTGTTCTAGCACACGGAGCCGTCCGTTCGTGATGACCCGGAAGCGGCGCGTGATAAGGATCCCGGACTTCAGGGCGCGCTCGATGTAGATGGCGGCTTGGCTGTTGGTCATCTTCCAACGCTTGGCCCAATCGTCCCGCTTGAGGAAGCCCGGGTCAGGCTTGACGGCGGACTTGTTGATCTCGGCGATGACGGCGGAGAGAATAGGGTCAGCCTTGCGGCGGTATGCCATGCGGGGAGCTTTCATCGGCGTAAACCTTTTGGCGGAGTCCACACGGTCAGGTCGGATTGCCAGAGCCAACGGTCACCGATGCGGTGGATGATCCAAGCTTTCCAATCGGATCCTTGGAACCACCCGGCGATGAAACCGTTATTCCAGCGCGCCGTCCCCAAATAGTTTGCGGCGTAGTCCATGTCGTCGATCCGGCAAAGGCATGGAGACATGTAGGCGGCGCCACCGTTGTGCTTGGGTAGGTTCACCTGATGCCCGGTATGGCCGTGACCGCACATGAACAGCCCGCCTTCCGTAGCGTAGTGCATGCCTAGCTTGGTCAGGTTAGTTCCGATGCCGTGGTGCGCGGAGATTGGCCCGATACGGAGAAGACCACGCTTGCCGTGGTACGGGAGGATCTTCTTGACCCCGGCCTTGCGAGCTTCCCGGTCGATCTTAGCCTCGAGGTCAGAGCAGTAATCGCGAACTACAGCGGACGGATGCAATTGAGCCAAAGCTGACAACCTGTATTCGTGGTTTCCCTTGAGCAAATATGTAGGTCGGAAACGCCGGAGGAAATCGACCCCGGCCTCGACGTCTTCCTTCAGGGACTCCGCTCCCTCGGTGTCGGACGTAGCTCCCTTGCGGAGAGATCTCATATCGAAGTGGTCACCTCCGGCGATGCGGATGTCCGGCTTGAAGTCCTTACAGTACGCGTAAAGAGCTTGTAAGCTTTCTTCGTCCGCCATGTCGCCGTGGCTGTCGGAGGCGAAGACGAACTTGATTGGTTTGTCGCTCATAAGGTCAGGGATGTAGTTCTTCCGGCTGGAAGAGGTTGTAAGTCTTGGACGGCCCGGGAGGGAGCGGGTAAGCGGAGCGCGCCGGGAAGGGAAGCCCGTATGCGAGGATCTCCTCGGTGGTCATGCCCATCATCTCGGCGGTGTCTTTCAGGCCTAGGCCTAAGCGGAAAGCTTCCTTCACTTGGACTGCCGGGTCGTAGGGGATTGTCTGGCCTCGGTCGGTTCCGTTCTTTCCGAACCCGGCGTCGTGGCGCGCGCATGAGATCAGGAACATCGCGCGAGCCATACTGATGCCTAGGATCTCACATCGCTCTTTGAGGTCGAGTGGTCTTTTACCTGAATTGTCGCAGACCATCTCAAAGTCCAAGTTGTCTGGCAAGCGATTTGCCTTCGGAGACGATGGCTGGCTTGCTGTCCGGCTTGAAGCCGTAGCTGACATGGATCGGAGTGTTGCGGATGATCTCCCCGATCGACTTTCCTTCTTCCTCGTTGGATGCGTGGACGTCGGTCGTGCCGATCTGGACGGTGACGATATTCCAACCGAGATCCCCTAGGATGTATTTGACGATGGTGAGTTCGTTCATGTACCGCCAATCGGAACAGACGACCGTGATGTCTCCCTCCGGGAAAGCGGAGGCCTCGCGATTGCATTGGCGCGTGAAGGCGAGGGCGAATACGTCCCGGTCGAGGGAGCGCGCGAACATCCCGGCGGCGACGAGGAAGTCCCGGTGCTTTACCTTGAAGGCCTCGTTGCGGAACGTGCGTGAGGATCCGCTACCGCCTAGGTCGAGGACTTGCATGTAGCAGTCGCATGCCTGTTTCAGCATGTCGGCGAAATTAAGGCGGACGACAGGCTTGGTCGCGCCAAGCTGGATGCCTTCCGCGAGGGTGTCCTTCCCGGCGCGAGCGTAACCTGTGATGAGGATGACTGTTTTCACGACGGGAAGGATCTCTGGATGATTAGAACGGAACCTGTTCGTCGGAGCCGGAGGAGAAGGACTCGGGGATGTCGCCCGTGGCGTCCTGCTGACCCGGCGCGCCGAACGGCGTGATCTTCTTGAGCTTGTAGTTGTATTGCATCTTGCCGTTCCACTCCTTGTCCGGGGTGGCCTCGATCTCGATAGTGGCCTTGCGACCGAAGGCCGGGGAGACGAAGCGGATCAGGTTATCGACGGTCATCGAGGTGGGCGGTTCCGGGGTGAAGCTCCCGGTCATCTTGCCGACGAGCATGGCGAGGCCTTTGCCGAACTCGACGGAGTAGTTCTTGGTCATGCAGTTGCCGTCCCCGTCCACGAAGAACAGGCGGCAGGAGGCGAAGCCCTTCTTGTTGACCTTGAAGCGTTCCAGCATCTTCTCGTCCTTGGGCTTGGTGAGCTTGAGGAGATAGGTGCCGGACTTCTCGATGTTCTTGAGGGGAGGGAGTTCGTTGTTGGGAGGGTTCATTATGGTTTCTGGTTGGTGGGAGATTGGTATGGTGAACGGGCCGAGGGTCGCCATCAAGCGAATTGTATCGGGGTGGAGATCTTAGTGGGCGCGCCGACGTCGAGGATCTTGATCTCGGAGCCGTAACCCGGCCACTCGTCCAAGGCGGTACAGGACTTGTAGGCCTTCAGTCCGGCCTCGAAATCCATGGAGGCGTAGGTCATCAGCTCCGGGCCAAGCTCGTAGACGGCGAACTCATACGGGGCGTTCTTCTCGACGGCGATGAAGCGGAAACCTTTGAGTCGTTCGCCGAAGGCGGCTTCGTAGGCGAGGCGGTAGAAGTGCGCCTGAAGGTTGTAGCGGTAGGATCTCACGCTCTGGAGGAAACCCTTGGGGCTGGCGTCCTCGGTCGTCTTGAGGTCGTAGAGATAGCCGTCATCACCTACGGCGTCGATAGCGGACTTGAGGGTCGTACC